GTTCTGACCGTTAAGATAAACTGCTGTAAGGTTTCTAGTAGTGTTATAACCCATAGCCACCCATTGAGCATTGGAATCATAGAAGATGTTTGTCTGCTCTGCTGTAGTGTTAGCATTCTCTATGCCTTGCTCTAGGAACTCTACAGCTTCTTTGTTGGAAGCTACAGCTAGGAATGCTGACGCTGTATTAGCGTGTGTCTCAATGTCATCAATGCTTTGATTGTACGTTTCTACTTCTTCCTGAGTGATTGTCAATACTGCTTGATTCTCAGCTACAAAGGTCTGTACTTCCGCTTCCTCTTGTGGACTAGCGGCTGATTCAGCTACCTCAGCTACTTCCTGTACAGCAATCATGTCAACTACTACTTCAGTGAATACACCAATAGCTTCATCCATCATGTCTAACTCTGTGTATGCTTTTTCCTCAAGTACAGTCTGTAAGTCACCGTAGGCTTGATAGTTTGACATACTAGCTAAAGCATCGTTGTAAGCCTGTAGTTGCTCAGAACTAATGTGTGCTGTGCTTGACAATGTACCATCGGACAAACCTGAGCCTGTGTAAGCAAACTCTTGTGCCGCACCGACTAGCATAATGCCTCGGTCTATCTGGTCAACGATAGCATTGGAGGTATTGATTAAGTTGTCTAACTCACTGCTTTGTGCTACGGAACTTAGCACTAACAGAGATAATATCATCTTCTTCATCTACAGTTTCTCCTCCAATGTTTAATATAGTGTTGTACCAATCTTGTGTATCTTCGTTGTAGTCTGGTATGTATACGTCTGGTTGTCTCTTCATAACTAACATAGCACGTTTACCAACTACCAGTTTACCGTTGCTAAGTATAGGACATGGAGTGCCTGATAAAAACATACTCTTCCATACATCTACTGCTTCACACATACGGGCTACTGCGGCTACCTTCATGCCTAAGTCACTAAGTACCTTAGCGTCCCTACGTCTATTACAGTTTTCATCAATCTTGTACTTACCTTCGGACCAACCTACTACCACGGTCTGTACTGATGACCCTATACCTTTTAAACACGTTTCAATGCCATTTGACATATAGCTAGGTGTTATAGCTGAACCTACTGGTATTTCCGAACTACTCCCTGCACCATTATATGTATTACTAGTTGATGTGTCAGTAGTGTTATTGTTACTATTCGTAGTGCTGTTGTCCCCATGAAATGTATTCAGAGAACCTTCTTGAGCGTTGTCACCCCAAGTAGCTATTGACAACAAAACTAATAGACATGGTAACTTTTTCACTTACGTAAGTTCTGTACTGTGTCTGATTCCCAGATACGAATACCTAACCAAACAATCGTAAACAGGCTTGCTAATGGTGGCAACCAAGCGGCTAGTGACATTATACCTGTTGATGCCGCGGCTAAATCTAAAACTTGTTTCCCTTCTTGAGTCATAACTATATCCTTTATATCGCGGCTATTATAAATGCTAAGAGTTCTGAATAGCGAACTCCTAAACGTGTGATTTCATCTGCGCCTTCTGGTGCTGATTCTGCTGTTGGGTAATATTCACCTTCGTGTTCCCACCAAGTCTCTTTAATAAACATACCATAGCGTCTTGCATCTAATCCTTCAGCAGTAAACGCATCTTGTAAGTCTTGGGCAATGATACCAAAGTGTATTCTAGCATCATCGCCTTTTTCTTCTACTGCATCAATCCATCTAAACTTACGAAGTAAACCTTTACAAGCCACAGCAACGCGCAATTCTGCTTCTGTCAACGCCTGTATATCTTGCTTTAAGTTTCTATCTGATGAACTAATTATAGATGTATTAGTAGCATATATGTCATCAAAACGCGCATTAGATGCGCCTAAGTCAATTTGGTTATCGTTTAATACACCGAAGTTATCACAAGGAGTAACTCTAGGAGTACTGCCAAATTGTCTTTGAAATCTTAAACCTGCAATACCATTTGCTATATAACTAGCATCTAATCCATAACCATCAGCCTTACCAAGTACACCGCCTTCGCCTGAACTTTCACCCCAACTTATTATCTTACCGTCAAAACTTGATGAGTTGTAGCTGACACGAAAACCAATAGTTGAATCTGATACTTTACTATAGTTTACGTGTGCTGTGTATGATGGTGAACTTGTACCTACACCTAGTTTTGCAACATCAGTTATTTCATTATCTTGTGCATCAAGATTACCGCCTAACTGCGGTGTAGTGTCCTCTACAACATTTTGTAAGGCTGAGTCAGCAGTAGAGCCTTGTGCCGCTGTAGCGTAGTCAGAGGAATCAAAAGCCTTAACCTGTGCTAGGTTAGTTACTTCTGAGTCCATCAATGCACCTGCGCTAGTAACATTAGCTGTATCAGTTACGTCTGCATTTGCCTCAATACCGTCTAGCTTAGTATGGTCAGCATCGGTAAATGCGTTAGTGTCTGCATTGTTTTCGTATGCTGTCTTTATCTCTGCATCAGTTTGGTCTGCAGTTGCACTAGCTTCTATACCACTTAGCTTAGTCTTTTCAGCGTCTGTAAAAGCATTAGTATCTGCTTCAGCTTCATACGCTGTTTTTATTTCAGCACCCGTCTGGTCTGCGGTTGCGTTAGCCTCAATACCATTTAACTTCGTATGGTCAGCGTCAGTAAAATCATTAGTTGTTAAACCACCGTCACCTACTGTGTACGTTGTGTTAGTACTGTCAATAGTAAAATTAGGATACGTGCCTGTTACTGTAGTAGCACCTGTACCCGTCAAGGCTACTGTTTGGTCTGGTGAACTATTTGTAATAGTACCATTACTCGCTATAGAGATACCAGTTCCTGCTATGAGGACACCAGTAACATTAGCGGCTGTTACGCTTGCGTCTGAACCATCAGCACCACGTAAATCACTTGTAGAAAAACCTAACCCATCATCAGATGTAAATGTAGCGACACCTGTAGATGCGTTGTAAGAACCACCAGTAAACCCTGTACCGTTTGTTCCATTAGTACCATTAGTACCGTTAGTGCCGTTTGTTCCGTTAGTACCGTCAGCACCGTCTGCTCCATCAGCACCTGCAGGACCTGTTGCCCCCGTTGCTCCTGTAGCACCAGTTGCTCCTGTAGCACCTTGAGGACCTGTAGCACCTTGAGGACCTGTGTCTCCTTTAGGTACGGTTAGGACACCCGTAGAAGCATTATAGATTACTTCTGTACCTGCATCGCCTGTGGCGGCTGTTAGGGTTAATATAGAATTTGCAGAGGCTTGTGCAGAGATAGCCGATGCTTCAGCCGCGTTAGCTTGAGCAGTGACTTCCTGTAGAAAGGAATTGTCTGAGGATTCTCCCGAACCACCTACACCCCTAAATATAGCCATGCAAAATCCTGTAAAAAAAAAAAAGAGAAGAAAGGGAAAGGGGCTTCCGAAGAAACCCCTTAAGTACTACTAAGCGTTTACAGCTACTACGAAACCTGATTCAGGACGTAGAACTTGTGTGCCGTACAAAGTATCAGCAGTATATAGAGTAGCAAGGAAGTCTTGCTTATACTGAGTCTGTGAACGAACGCCTTGTTGCTCTGCCATAACCATAGCATCTTTGTGGAATAGCATACCTGCTTTAACGTCACCACCTGCGCCATTGTCAGCGGCAGTTTCAATAACAGGACAGTTAGAAGACACATAGATGTCAATACCGTACAAGTTACCGATTTGACCGTTGTTTACAACACGACCATCTACGAAGTCGCTTGAAGAGTAACGGTCAATGCCCATGATGGCATTACGTACTGAAGGTGGAATTACTAGGCAACGACCATCCATAGGTACGTCAGCATCATCCATTTTTTGAATTAACTCACGGAAGCCCGCATCGTTAAATACGTCACCTGCGGCAACAGCGTCAGCGGCATAAGCCTCAACACCAGAACCACCAGAGAAGTTGTAAGAGTTGCTGTGAATCCAGTCAGAACCAGAACCGTTGTCATCACCAAACTTCTTACCAAGTGCAAACAAGTCAGAGTCTACTTGTTTAGCTAGAGCGTAACCTGCGTCACCAGTATAGAACTGACGAAGAGATGACAATGCTTGAGTCTCAGTAATGTCTTCAATTAGACGAGAGTACTCAAAGTGCTTGTCAATAGTTACTTGTACTTCGCTTTCAGTAGCGTTTTGTACAGTAACCGCAGTGTTCTCAGCTTTAGCGTGAGCATCACCACGAACAGGCTTAGGAATGTGAAGAGTATCACCTTTCTTGCCAGTCATGGAAAGTTTCTTAACTAGGTTAGCTAGTACAAGATTCTTTTGGTAAGCGGCAATAACCTCGTCACTCCAGATTTCTGGGATGAAAGTTGCCGCGCTAGTGTTGTCTACGAAACCGCCAGTTGCGGGATAAGTTGAATCAGTCATTTTTAATTCTCCAAAATAATATTAGTTTCGTACCCTCCCTTCTTTATACGCTTGCATAATCTCATTTGACAATGCTTGGTATCTGTCTGGGTCAGTACGCATTAGTTTAATAATGTCTGCGCGTCTATAAACCTTTTTAGCACGTTGCTCACCGCTACCTCTAGCATTACCAGTTGATGCGGATTTAACAGCACGTTTCCTTTCATTCTTTTCATTGACAGCAGTTTGTTTAACTACCTGTTGACGTTCCTTCCACAGAGAGAATAGTTCATCAGCGGCATCATAATCATATTGCTTGTCAGCTTGAACGAATAGCTGTTGACGAATCTTTGAACCTTTAATCCAGTTTACAAACTTTTCATCTTGCAATATACCATCCATATCAGGATGTTTGCTTTGCAGTTTACTCAGTGCTGTAGACTGACGATACTGGTTGCTGATTTGTTCAGCTTCCTTAATCTTAGGATGATTCTCAATAGCCCTAGCGACTGCCTTGTCGGGGTCACTAAAAAAGTCTATTTCTTCGTCAGATTGTGTTACTTGTGTTTCTTTGTCGGAGAGTTGTGTCTGTATGTAGTCATCGACAACCTTTCGTAACTCACCTACTTCAGAACTCTGCTTACCTAAAAGTTTCTCAGCTTCTTGGTGCATCCTTACAATTTCTGCTGTAGACTTCCCTTGATACTTCTCAGGTACTTCTGGTTCAGTTTGTTCTACTTGAGTTTCCTCGTTTTGAGGCTCTTGTTCTAAAGTGTCTTCTGCTACGTCCTCTGGACGCTCTTCTAATAGTCTTGCCATCATTAAACTCCGTGACTTAATCATTATGGAGGTGTATTTAATGTAAGGGTTCTGATGTACGAGTTATCCTTACCGTTATAATGTTATACCATGTTTCCGTTCATGTTTGATTTGCGACTCTCTTTGTTTAGACCATCTACGGACTTCCTTCCAAGAGTTTTTCTCACGATTTACTTTAACAGGTGTAACGATTTTTCTAGCTTTAAGTTGACAATCAGGACAGTCTATCTCATTAGTTTCTGAATCTACAAACTTTTCGTTAGTATGTCCGTTGTCACAGCGGAAGTCAAACATTGCCCTCACGAGTCTAGTTCTACTTCTGGTTCTTCATTTTGCTGTTGTTTAGCTGTCTCTATCTGTGCTTCAAGATTCAGCATATTAGCCATGACTGCAAGTTGTCCCTTACGAAAGTAAAGGTCTTTGTCGTCTTGACAGGCTTCCACTGAGTTGACGTTCAATGCACTTCCTCTCAGGTCTTCCGTTAAGTTTTTCCAACCATCTGAACGGAACATTTCCTCAAAGGAACGATAGTACTTCTCAAGTTCTATATCTGTCATAAACTGTTTCTCCTTAATGGACAGCTTTAATTGTTAATTTATATAATATACTTAATGTATACTATAGGAATATTATAGCATACTTTAGACTAAAAGTCAAGTATTATTTGTCTTGAGAAGTAAGTTTTCTTATACCGTCAGCTGTTCCGTCAGTAGCATAAGTAATAGTATCAGTTACATCTGCACCTACAGCAGAGGTTACGTCAGCCACACCGTCACCTACAGCTTCTACGGTTTTATTTACTACGCCTTGCGCTCCATCAACAGTAGCGTTGAAAGTTGTACATCCCGCTACTAAAAATAATAATCCTGATATTACGTACTTCATTTATGTCTCCTGTTATTTTCTATGTCTTGCTGTTTTTTTTTGCAATCTTTTTAGCTTTAGTTGTAGTTTTCTTTTTAGGTGGTCTTCCAACTTTACTACCGTATGTACCTTTACCGTATGGCATAATTATCTCCTATTTTTTACCTGTAATAGTAATTACTTTATTACCGTCTTCTTTGGTTTTTTTAGTTCCTAAACCGCGCCTATTAAGCGCACCTTGTAAATCTTCTGAAAAAGAAACATCACCGCCTTGCTTACGTCCGTACTCTAAAGCGGCATTAAAACCCTGACGCTGTTCTTCCGTGTATCCTGCTTCCTTTGCTTCTTCTTTTGTTACGTTTCTTCCCGTAAAAAGATAAAATTCAAAATCGTCTCTACCCTTAAGTCGTTCGTATGTTTTTTTAGCACTCATTTTTAATTTCCGATTACCATTTAACTTTATCAGCCCAATAAGCCGCAGACATTTTACCTTTGGCAATGTTTCTACCGTGTCTTGCCTTAAAGGACTTACGTTTAGCTTTCATCTTAGCGGATTCACCTGTTTTAGGTTTACCCGCAGTCTTTGCTCCCTGCTCACCAAAACGTATGGTCTTAATCTTGTCACCTTCCTTAGCAACCACCACATGAGACTTCTTAGGGTGGTTAGGTGTACGCTTTGGTTTGTTATAGCCAGATACTCCTGCTCTAGCTAGTCTTGGGTCTCGTTTTTTTACGGGCATTAGACTTCTCCTTGAGGGACTCCTTGAGGTCTTGGACCTTGACTTCCAATGCCTCTAAGCGTTGGTTTTGCTTCTGGTACGACTCGTTGATTTCCTGTAACGCTTTGTTGAACTGGAGTTGTGTTATCATTACCTTTACCTTGTTCTTTGACAGCTACTTCACGTTCCTTCAATAACTGCTCTGATATTTTAAGACGCTTCTGGAACTCTTTGTCATCAGCATCTCCTTGTTTAAGATTAGCCGTAACTGCTTTAATACGGTCAATCTCAAGTTCCTGTGGTACAGCCTGAGCCTCTGTAGTAAGTTTCTGCGCTCTAGCCTGTGATTCAATAGCCTGACCTTGTAGTGCCGCAGTCTGTGACTTCTGGAACTCAATCTGTGCTTGTTGAGCCGCCATAGCCATTTGCTGTGCTTCTGGGTTAGGCTGATTAGCTTGTTGTAGAGCCGCTACTAGTTCCTCACGGTTAGACAAGTTCATGTTATCAACGATTGACATAATCAACTGTGAGTACATTGGACTGTCTGGCTTCATGGTCTGTAGCAACTGTACAAGCTGTGTAACCTCATACTCACGGGCAATGATACCTAGACTGCTAGAAGTATGGAACTTGTAGTCCGCAACAGGATAACGCTCAGGGTTAAACTGCATATAACGATGTGCGGCTTTAGTTACGAATGGAATAAGGAATGATTCTTGGAAGTTGATTAGGGTGCGCTTGTGACGCTTAATAATAGCACCGAGGCTCATAGAAATACCTGCGGCAGTAGCATCACCATTGATAGAACCAGAGATACCCGCAGAGTCAATAGCACCTGTAGCTGTCTGTACCATCTTTTGTAGTTCATTAGCCTGTGCAAATGTAACCTGACTAACATTACCAAAGTTAAGAGGTTGTAGTACTTCTCTAGGTGAACCATTAGTTAAGATGGTCTTACCTGCACGTACTTCTGGTTTAGCACCTCTAGGCATACGTGTAGCGTCTATAGCCATCATTGGGTGTATAGTCAATGCAAGAGCATCAATTCTGGCTCGTATTTCAGCGTCTAACGCCTTTTGTGAGTTATACCCTTTCTCACATACCCCTCTGCCCCAGAAACGGCTAGGAACGACATCCCACGGGAATGTAACGACAGGTCTGTCACCCATCATGTATGGATTAGCTTCAGCCTTGAGTAGAGTACCATCGTTAGCAATAACAACGATAGCTTCTACGTAGTAGGAATCATCCTCTTCATTAGCGACTAGTTCTTCTACTTCTTCTTCTTCTTCGTTTTCTTCTTCTTGTGCCGCTTTTAATAAATGACGAGGTACTAATCCGTAGTATTTAGTCAATCGTACTTTATCGTCTTCATACACTGCTAAATCTTTATCTGGTTCAATGTCAAAGTCAGGGGCGGCTAGACCGACAACAACGTCACGGTAGACACCCTGCTCTTGTAACTGTTCCACTAGGTGCGTAGGTACAAACTCATCTACTGCACAGCCCAATGCTTCCTCTACTGATGTAGCTAGTGGGTCAATGAGGAAGTTCTGTGGCATTACTGGTCGTAGTTTAACACAGGTCTTATCTACGATGTTTACACCCACTGCCGTTAAGTCTCCACCCATTATAGGTTGAGTAGCGGGTTGAAACTCTTTCTCTTCCTCTAGGACTACCTCAGCAATACCTGTACCAAATACAGCCGCATTGATAAGGCACTCAGCTACGCTCTTACGTACTTTATTCTTTTTGAAGTCTTTGTATAGGGTTTCACGTAAAAGGGCTATATCACGCTTCTCATTGTCCGCTACGTCATCCTCAATGTCAAACCACTTACCACGACCAAAGGTTGCTTCCTCTAGTTCCGCAACGGATGACTCAACTGCTTGTTGTAGAGCAGGGGAAATAATCTTAGAGCGTTCGGACTGTCTAGTCTTGTCCTCTGCCGCCCACTGTCCACGCCAAAGGCGGTAGTACTCATCAAACTTTTCTGCGTAGTTGGATTCAAAGTGATTACGCCAACCTTGACATTTATCAACGACCCATCCCTCAAGGTCCTGTTCCAACGTAAACTCTTCTCTATCTTCTAGTAACATATTAGTACCCTGTGTATGCGTCTAAAAATTCAAATTCTTCCTCTACATAATCTGATGTGTAGGCTATGTTAGCCAGTTGGTCGATGTACGCCAACGAATCAATCAAGTCATCATGTACAAGCTGATTAGGGAATTGGAATAACTCATCTAGGAATGTAGCGTTCCATTCACCTTTGTTAAGTGTTATCTTACCGTGTTCAAACCTACCTTGTAAAGCCCAGACAATCCTGTCCGTTTTCTTCTTGTTACCGTGAGTAAGTTCATCTATACGGAAGAACCTATTGTTGGACTTCATTAAATCTGAGATGTACGGAAGTACAGCGTTCTTTAACGCCCCTTTCTCAATCCCGACAGCCACTGGACGATAGTCTCGTACAGCTTCAAAGATTTTTCTCGCAGTGGCTTCCACACCCCATCGACCATAAATGATGTCAGCGACCCACCAACCCTCTTCATTTGCTTTAAC